CAAAATTTTATTTGAAAGGAGGTCACGTTATGCCTAAAAATAACGAAGTTAATTTTGGTAAATTCTTTGAATTACCAAACCAAGGATTAAAGTCTTATTTTGACAATGTCGTCAAAGGACAATCTGAGGTCTACAACACACCATTTTGTAGAAATAATGGTGGATTTCAGAAAATTCTAAGAGATTGGAAACCAACCCTCGATACTCTAAGCGACGAGTGGCCAACTCTTGTAGAATTTGAGAATGACTTAGCCGCGAAAGTCGGTCCAATGTCAGTCATGAAGCCACTGTCAGACAGAATGGATGATATTGAGCACTATTACAATGGTATTCTCCTACCAGCGGTGCCCATTTCTGAGCGTGCACTGAAAGCAGTCGTTGCCGAGTTCAAGCAACTTAAAGGACTGAATATACGTGCAGAACAAAGAACGGTTGATTTAATGAAGAAATCAACCAATTCCGGATCACCTTACTTCACAAAACGAAGAAATGTAGTAGCGAAAACAGTTCCATGTTCCATTTACTACAAAACTATGAACCAAGTTTTGGATGGTGGTATGAAGGAGTTCAACATGTGTGCGGTTCTAGGATGGAGAGGTCAAGAAGGTGGGCCAAAACCTGAAGACGTAAAGCAAAGGGTTGTTTGGATGTTTCCTTTTGCAGTTAATATCCAAGAACTAAGATGTTACCAACCATTGATTGAGTCATGCCAGAGATTCAATCTAGTTCCTGCCTGGGTGAGCATGGAACTCGTCGATGAACGTATCACACGAATGTTTGATACAAAGGGTAAAGACGATTTGGTAATATGTACCGATTTTTCAAAATTCGACCAACACTTCAATCCGACAATGCAAGAAGGAGCGAAGGCCATATTAGCTGAATTGCTAGCCTCTAATTCGGAAAGCCGTAGTTGGTTAGATAATGTATTCCCCATCAAATATGAGATTCCTCTTGCCTATAATTATGGTAAAGTACGGTACGGTAGGCACGGTATGGGAAGTGGTTCCGGTGGCACCAATGCTGATGAAACAATAGCTCATAGAGCTCTTCAGTATGAAGCCGCTCAGCAGAAGGGAACTATGCTGAATCCAAATTCACAGTGTTTAGGAGATGACGGAGTGTTGACGTATCCCGGAATAACAGTGGAGGATGTAGTGCGTTCATATACTAGCCATGGTCTCGAGATGAATCCAGACAAGCAGTATGTGAGCAAACAAGACTGTGTATATTTAAGGCGCTGGCATCATCAAAATTATCGCGTCGACGGCGTATGCGCAGGTGTTTATTCAACTTACAGGGCTTTAGGTAGGCTGTGTGAACAAGAGAGGTATTATGACCCAGATGTGTGGTCAGCTAAGATGGTGGCACTGCGACAGCTATCCATCATAGAGAATGTGAAGTATCATCCTCTTCGTAGCCAATTCGCAGAATTTTGCATAGCAAGGGATAAGTATAGACTTGGTATCGATATCCCAGGCTTTCTTGACAACATTGACAGAGTTGCTCAAGAAGCTATCGAACTTATGCCAGATTTCCTGGGATACACCAAATCCATGGTCAAGGACCAGACTGGTTTGTCTCAATGGTGGATCGTAAATTATTTGCGGTCGAAATCGAAGTAAAGTACGAGATGGTGCAGTAAACCATTAGCCCTAAC